TCATAGGCCGGTACTTGCCGCAAACGGTGCAATGTTCCCACAGCCGCTTTTTCTGTTCCATTGTTGGGATTTTCTGCAAAAATGCCGCAGGCTTTTCCCGGCGCATATTCTCAGCGCCCACTATGCTTTCCATGTTGCTCCGCATAAACACCGGCGTACCAGCTGCATCTGCCGATGTCAGAATGTCCTGTATCCATCCAGCCTTTGGAATAACCTTTTTGGCATTTTGGCCTGTTTCCGCTCCAATAACTGCCCATTTCAGCTTTCGGAACGCTTTTGTTGCATCGCCTTCAAACGGTCCGAGAAGCGGCTCTATGGCTACGAACGTATTATACTCTTCGTTTGCCCACACGCTGTCTGACAGAATCGTTGCGGTAGAGCCGTACCAGAAATTGTTTTTCTGTGGAAGTACCCCATGGTTTGCAAGGTTCTGATATCTCACCGGGTACTGCGTCAAGAAAATGTACTGGTGCTGGGGTGCCATTTCGGCCGCAGCGAATACCTGAAGAATCCAATCTTCCGGCACCCACGGACCAAACAAGTCGCCGTCCGTGCATACCATGATGGTTGAGCCCACTTTGACCTTTTGTGGCCAATCCATGCGATACTTATGTATCGTGGGCATAAATCCGGTTGGGTTGTTCAGAAAGCGGTTATTCGTGGTTTCCCATGGAGCGTCCAGCGCAAAGAGGTTCGCTCCGACCTGCTGAACCTTCGGACGTTCTGCAAGATTTCGTCTCCAATCGCTGGCAAAGCGTAAAGCGCTCTTTTTTGCGTAGCAATATCGGCAGTCTTTCAGACATCCTGTTACAGGATTCCATGCGTAATCCGCCAATTCGTTTTTTGTTCTGTTCACCGATAGATCCTCCCCGACTGACTGTCGATCAGGACAATGCGCTCTGCAATCTCAAACCCTGCGGCATCTGCCACATACCGCAGAACGTGAATAAGATCATGCACCCGTTTCTCGTCCTTCTGGATGTTATTTTCAGCACGCGCCCGGGTGGGGTCCGGCGCACCGCTGGGGTTGTGTCCTTTGCGGGTATCAGGCATTGCTATCCCCCTTGTCCAGAATCATATAGTACTCGTACTGGGTGCCCGGGTTGGCGTTTGGACGGCGGCGCACGATGTCAACCCGATACCCCGCTTTCAGGAGCAACCGTCCCAACTCTAAGCGTTCATCTTCCGAGAGTCCTTTTGCCTTAGACGGCGCAAGGGAAAGTTCGATTTTAGCCAACACGCTTTTCTACCTCCATCAGGTCGTGCATCAGCTCGTCAACCAGCAGCTTACCGGCATTCGCGCCTGTGCGAATAATGTTTCCGTTTTCCTTTAACTCTGCAAACTCTTGTGCACGGATTTCTTTGGACTGCTTTGCAAAAGAAATTTCCGATGCTGTCATTCGGCCTTGCACCACTTGCTGCCATTCCTCGATGAACGGCTTGGCATCTTCCAAATCTGCATACTGGTCGTTGCTATAACTGCGTTTCTGCCGAACTGTACCGCCCGGTTCCACCTCCAAGGTGTACCACGGCGTATTGGGGTCAGACTTCTTTCGCAGGAAGAAAATGTAGCTTTCCCGAACAGAAATACGCTCAAAGTATCTGGTTCCGCGCTGGATGCAGTGGTCAAGGAACTTACTCTCCTGCAAAATGTCCTTTGCGCCCTCCGGAACCCGGATAATGTACTCCGTTCCATCGTACTCGTAGATTTTACGGATCTTCTTGTAGATGTTTTCGATATGGAACTGCTTTTCCAGCTGTTCCGCTTCCCTTCTGATAGAGTGTTGCGTGCCTTTCATGGCTTCCATCCGGTGCTGTTTATTACGCTCCAGCACGAGATCATCATGCCGGCGTTTCAGGTCAAGCGGGAACATTACGCTTTCAAGCTGCATATTCATACCCGATTTCTCGGCCATATCCAAGTAGTCCGACCAATCCTGTGCAACTCTGAGAACAATGTGCCCATCGTATTTCCCGGTAACGCGCCTAGTCTGCTGGCGAAGGTACTTCAAGCTGCGTGTCATGCCGTATTTCTGCAAGGTATCGCACATTCCCATGACATCCTGAATCTGTTCGGTCATGGCAAGATGCTTGCAATCAATGGGCAGTCCCGCCTTTTTCCATGTCACCGCCCACTTTACGCGCTCGAATGACTTTTTCTGTCCTTGAGCAACTACGGCATTCAGTTCTTGACGGTTCAAGCCGCCAAACACCCCGTAATAGGTTTTGGAGCTCAGCTTGATGCATCCAGCCGTCTTTGTTCCGTCCAGAATATCGGTCATAGCATCAAGCCAGCCTGTCTTCATCAGGCTTTCAGCCATCGGATATCTCAGTGTAGCTTCCCAGAAAATGATTTCCCAATAAAAGTTGAGGTCTTTATCCAGCTCCCGCAGCCATTCGGTGTGCATTACGCCGTGCAGGTCACGCTCTACCTTCTCCCCGTAGTCAGCAATAATCGTAGGCTGCATATAGCCGCCGGGCGCAAGCAGAGCCGCGCTCAATCTCGAGTTCTGGCACATAACGTACTTTTGTTCCGTATAATGGTTCTGCCACCGTTTTTCCCAGCGCAGAATTTCTTTTCCGTCAGTCCACCAGATTCCCTCGGCGTAAATATTCATTTTTGCTTTGTGGTTGGCGAAACCAAAGTACACTGCATATTTTCGGAGCCAGACTCCGGTGCCCTGCTTTTTGCTCCAGACGAAAGTACGCTTTGCACACAGGCGCTTGGAGGAATACTGCGTGCCGCGCACATTCATCTTCTTCCCGCAGCACTTGCAGATTTCGGAACTCTTATGTTTGAGTTTCCTATCCGTGATGGTGTATTCACCTCCGCAGCTGTCACACCGGATCTGCTGAGCGGGAATGTACTTGCCAACGCCGCCGGGCGTCACAACGAGTTTCTTTGTGTTAGTTGCCCAGAGATACACCGCATCGTAGCACTCGGTCAAAATCTGTTTTTTCAGGTCAACTTCGGCAGGTTCCGGCACTTTTTTGAACCACTTTTCAGTTTCCTCGGCCTGCTGGGCGTTTCGCTTGTCCAGCCGCTTGCGTGCACGCGCCGTAAGTGCGCCATCCACAACAGCCATCAGATTTTCCCGGTAGTCGTTGAAATAGTCATGCAGGCGTTTGGAATCTTCGCTCGTTGCTGAAACATCTGCCCAGAAGAGGACTTTACCCGCCTTTTCCCAGATTCCTTTCGGGCTAAAGTCTTTCTTGAAGTTATTTTCAGGTTTCTTGCGCAATTCGCCAATCCAGTAATCACCGCAGAACCGCCATGTGACCACGGGATTCTTGCACTTATCCCAGACTGCTACCGTCAGGGTTTTGCCCTTGATGTACCGTCCTTGGCCTTTCCCTTCAGCAACCGACACGCATAGACGGGCATCCAGATTTGGCCGCACCGGTTTCGGCGTGTACAACACCAATTCTTCAGCTTTTTTCATTCAGCACCGCCTCCAAACTTTTTGCCGTATACTTTTTCCCCTGCAAAACTTTCACTCCATCGATCTGTTGAACAATGCAAGCAAATTCGTTTTCTCCCCGGACGATGAAGCAGAGCCACTCGCCAAGTGCGCCAGCCAGTTCCTTGCCCTGACCATATGCGATGTGGAACGGTCTCTTGAAGCAATCTTCGAATTTTTCTGCCGGATGCTCAAACGCATAATTTGCGTGCATAAGAAGGAACTCGTCTTCTTTCAGCCTGCGAAGCGGTACAATTTCGGTACAGCTACTCCGCGTCCGGTAGTCATCCTCATCGATATCACCGCCAGCTGCGATAGCCCAGAACTCGTTTTTCCCGTCCCAAGCATACCAGTTAAGGCAGTCCAGCGGATCCAGACAGTAATGGAAGCCCGTATTGGCGCATTTTGCCTTTTCGGTCTTGCTCACTTCGCCCGGCTGGTACTGATAGCTGCCATCGCCGAGCGTAGCAATCAGCCCCGGCTTGAATCCTTTGAATCCTAAAATCATCAGAGCCACCCATCCAAGGAAAGCTGCATATCGTCTTCCGCGGGCGTTTCCTTCTTCTTTTTTGCCGGCTTTTTCGCATCCGTTTTCTTTTCTGCTTTGGACGCAGGCTTGGTTGTGTGAACTGGTGCCGCCTGCTTCGGAACATTGGGGGATGCATCTTCCGGTTTGACGGTGGCCGGAGCCTGCATCTCAGCTTCCGTAGGCGGTGCGCCAGTCAGTTTGATGTTCATGCTGAACGAAACCTCGGCATTCGGAAAGTAAAACTGCACGGCGCGGCGGTAGGTTTCGAGGTCGGACAGAACTTCGCCTGCGTTGTTGACAACAGCGGCGCAACATTCGGAGAACGTGCGCTGCGTGTTGCAGACGACTTCTGCGAACCGCGGCTCCTGGTCTACAAAGCCAAGCAGTGTCCGCAGAACATAACTCTGCACGCTCTTTGCGGCACGACCGCCCTTGAACAGTTTGTCCTCAGCTTCCAGCTTTGCTTTTGCTTTAGCTCGCCAATCGACGAACTCAACTGTGGTTGTGGTGTGTGTGGTGGAATCCATATTGTCCTCCTATCAGAAAAAGCTAAGTTGCCCACCCTTGCCCTCGGAGAACACCGGTTCCTGTTCCGGCGCTCTTTGCGGCTTTTTAGCGACTTTTGGCTTTTCCGTAATCTTTGGTTTCTTTGGCTTTTTTGTGGCTTCAGGAGCTTTCTGTGGTTCGGATTTTGGCGTGTCCGGCTCTTTCTTGGTTTTTATCGGCCTTGTCATAAGGTCCATCCGCGCCGCAAGGATCCTGTACTGCCAAACTGCGGTGCGAAGCAGCGGCGTGTACCAGATGTTCCCGTTATCAACCGGAAGAAGCCCTCTGCTGTCGTATGAAAGAACCGGATTTGCAAGCGTATCGCCAATGACGACATATCCCGGCATCCCCAACAGACTCATCTGCAAGTAGCACATCATGCCCACAATGTAGTCGATATCCTGTGCCACGAACAAAATCTTCTGCTGATAATTGACGCCCTCTCGTTTGCACTGATTGGCAAATGCCACCAGCAATGCTCCCGCTCCGCACGTTGGATCGCACACGGCAACCCAGCCCCGGTCTTCAATTTTCTGCTGAAATTCTTCCTTCGGCGTTGTCAGTGCTGACATAAATTCGCAAACATGATACGGCGTGAAGAACTGGCCCGCATGGTCGTTGCCGAGTTCCAAGCGCATATACAGTTCTCCAAGGAAGTCCTGATCCGGGTTGTCATTCAGCGCCATAAAGAGGGTCGTAAGCATATCCGTAAAGGTTTCAAGTTCCTGTTTTGTGTATCTTTCAACGATTTTCAGATACTGCTTTTCCCTCTCGTCAGAATGGCTCTTGTCTGTCGCATTGGAAATTGCAATGGCGCTCATGGTAATCCAATCGCTCCATACCTTCCAGCGTGAATGCCCTTTGTTCGAGAACGACTCAAACATTCTCACGAGTTCCTTTTGCGCTTCACCGCGAACGTGCCGAACGTCACTGCCCACAGAAATAACCTCCTTAGACGAGCGGACTTTCCTCCGCTTGCTTTAAAGGCTTTTTCGTTTCAGACGATCCATGCACCTGTCAAAACGAAGGATGTCGTTTCCGCTTGGTGTTTCCCGGTCAACCCGGTTTCCTTTGTTGGGAAGATGTGTTTTCTCCCACTCTTTCAGGGTCTTTGTCCCTTGCGCCGCTGCCTGATCGAGGATGCGCTTTGCGTAAACCCATGGATGCTTTGCTTGGTGGCGTACCGCTTCTTTCAGCGCTGCCACAATTAAGGCATCCTCAAAGCCGGCCTCGCGCAGATCCCGGAACTCCGAAGCTATATACGGAGTGACCATGCTGTCGCATTCAGCCCAGACCCAGTAGGCTTCTGGCGAATCATCCGGCGGGCCAGTAGACTTTTCCGGGGTTTCTTCGCTTCCAGAACAATCAAAACTATCATTTGGTTGTTTTGATTGTTCTGGCTTTTTGGCGTTGGAGTTTCCTTTAGGTGCTCCCCCGCTTTTTCCTGCCGCTGCACGCTTTGCCCGCGTTTCCTCCCACTTCTGGATGTTTTCATCCAGCTTCTGCTGAATCCAGCGAAAAGCCATATCGGTTGCCGGATTTTCAAACTTTGGCACATGGCCGCTTTCTGTGTAAGAAAGAATCGCGTCAAAGATTCTCCCCTTTTCTTCGAGTGGTAGGCTTTTTAACGGCTCGGCCCACTCTGTATACAGCAGGACGCTCTTTTTATCGTTTTTCACTTGACTGTTCCCCGCTTCGTAAGTTCAGAACTTTGCACAGGTGCCTATCCAGCTTGATGCCGTAGATATGGTAATCGGCGAACAAAGCCTTTTCCCTGCGGTGCGCTTCTTCGTGATGCTGCCGACAGAGGGCAATCGCATTCAGCCCCACATGGACGATAGCTTCACGATCCCGACCCATGCCAACACGGTCAACATGATGCACCTCTGCCGGGCGGTTGCAGATTGCACACCGGCGGTTTTCAAGGCACAAATACAGGTATTTTCCGATATCGTCCGTCTGGGTCAGCAGGCTATCCTTCGTCGGGACACCCCAGTGAAAACAGAACTGAATCAGGTATGTAATAAATTCTCTGGCCGTGGTCATATCGCAGTCCGAAAGGGAGAACCACTCCCGCAGGCAGCGAGAGCAGAAGTCCCATTCCAGATAAAGCCGAAGTTCTTCCGGCTCCTGCCCTGACCACAAAGAAATGTCTCGGATAATAGCGAAAATCTTGCGGCGCTGGTCTGCGGAAATGGTTCGCCCATCATCCAGACGGACTTCTACCCGCCGGGGGCGCTTCTGCGCCAGAAACCGGCTGATGTCTACGTCGGGTTTCAGGACGAGCTTTCCGTTCTCCAGCTTCTCAATTTTCGCTGTCACAATCATGCGCGTTCTCCTTGTCCACATGGACGTGCATCGGAATATAAACGCTGTTTGCTTTCATATTCCGTGCCAAAAAGTCATTGCATTTCGCTTCTGACAAGTGATTTCTGAGCACCTGCAGTTCGTAGGCATACTGCCCAGCTACCTTTTTCTCTTGGATTTTGGCTTGTATATCTTCATCCCGGTAGTTCGATTCTATCAGATAAAGGTCATAGCCGATTGCCTGAATGCCATCCAAATTGTTAGTATCAGTGGCATAAATCACCTTGCCAGACGGAAAATGCACCTTATACCCACAGTTGGGTACGTTATGGGCTAGCATTACCGGAATCACATTGCACAGGCCGTACCCATACAACGTTCGCGGGGTCAGTACATCAATCTGACGCTCCGGCACCCCTGCAGCTATGAGCGGCGGCACCAGCCAGCGGCAACACCCGAAGCGGAGTGTCGGCCGCTCACTGGCAAGCCGCTTGATGGTTCGCTTCTGGAAGTGATCTGAGTGGATATGCGTCAGAAGCACAAGCTTCAGTTTCGGAACATACGGCTCCAACGCCTTATACGGCACGCCGCAGTCTACCAGCACAAAATCTTCCAGAATCGTGGCGTTGCCATCGCTGCCGGTGCTGATAATGTTGTACTTGACCATCAGAGTGCAGCCAAATCAACGGCTTCCTCAACGGCATCCGCTTCCGGCTCTGGCAGGTCCATCGTCTTGGCTGTCCGCTCAATTTTAGGCGGTTCCTGCTCGCTCTGGCTGGCATCTGCATACTCCGCAGCTTCCGGCAACAGCCCACTGCCTGTGCTGTCCGGCATCATAACGCGCCCGTCCCGCTCATAAGCTGTGGTCATTTCGGCGGTCATGATGCCCCACTTGGAAATCAGCTGACGCAGCATTGTCTTTTTGCTCATCCCGTCAAAATTCTTATACCAAAAGCTGGAGTACTTCCACAGTTCGTCCTGCGGGATTTCGCCGTTCAGCAGCTTCTTATATGCTGCTGCGCTGAACGCCTGACTGTACTTGTCCGCATGAGCCATCATCTGGTCCGCTGTCCAATACAGCGTTTTCTCAAAGCCGTTGATGTACTCGAAGTGTGCAATGTAACCCACCGTCGGCATTGCTGCACGCTTTTCAAAATCTTCGATAAAGTGCATCTCATGGAACCGTTCTTCAAACGGATCCCATCCGCTTAGTTCCCCGGCCTTGACCTCCAGCACATTCAGGCGCTTATATTGGCCAGTCCGCAGTGCCAACTGGATATAGCCCTTATACCCCAGCACAAACTGTGCCTTTACGCTTGCAGGCTCAATCACATTGCCCTGCCGGTCACGCTTCGCCTTGGACTTAAAGGGCACCAGATAGAACTGACCCAACTGGGGCGAAGGCTGCAAGAGCAGGCTTTCGCCCAAAAGGGCACCTGCCAAAATCGTGCCCGGGTTGCATTCCTGCAAGGCCGGATTGACAGCAACGGCGCTAGTGATATTGGCAATGAAGCGAGCGCCGCGCGCCGGATCGCCCAGCGTGTTATTCACGAGATTTTTGTACACCGGAGTCTGGATTGCCTGCGAAAAGCGCATTTTTTGCGGCTGCATTGCTTTAGCCATTGTTATTTACCTCCTGATTCTCAATGCCAATGGAATCCATGTACTTCTGGATTTCATCGACTTTGTCATTTACGAAAGACTTCAGTTCCCGCAGCTGGGTCAGAGTGCCACGGCACTGGAACGTGCGTCCCATAAAAGCAAACTTTGCGTTCATGACCTGTTCTGTGCTCTCCTTCTGGGAGTCCTCAGTCTCCTGCTCGTCCATAACGGGCGGTTCGGTGCCCATGACATGAGGCGCAGACAGTTCTTCCTCTGCCACATCCAGAACGGCCTTTTCTGCTTCTTGTGCCCGAAGCTGGGCTTCCAGACGCTGCTTGCGCTCGGCTTCTTCCCGGGCAATACGGTCTTTGCGCTGGCTCACGCTGTTAATGGCAACAGCCAAACTTCCGCACAGCTTATACTCGGCCATGATCTCCGGGGCATTTTCCATGCCGTTGATGCAGGCTACGTCAGCCGCAACCTTTTCCACATACTCCTTGACCTTGGCTTTCAAGGATTTCAGGCTTGCGGTCAACGTGACTGCAACGCCGACATCCTCATAGGTGACCCACTCAACGCCGCTGGCCTTGACCATCTCAGCAAAGTAATCCTTGACCTTTTTTTCCTTGTCGGCTTTCAGTCCGGCTTCTACGTCCGTGATTTTGCCCTTCAGCGCTTCATCTGCCGGGCCGTACACGTCCGTAACGCATTCTTTGTAAACCTCGTCGAAGTCCTCAAACGGCTGCATGATCTGCTTCTTCACGGCCATGCGCCGGGCATCCAGATCCTTGCGGTCACGGTTCAGCGCCGCCCGGCGCTCCTTGACAACTTTGAGGGTTTCTTCCGTGCAGGCCAGCGAAAGCGCCTCCTTGACGGACTCCTGAGCCTGTGCTTTGATGCTGTGCAGCTGTTCCTTGATGATGGGCAGCTGCTGTACCACGATCAGGCTTTCCGGCATCGCCGGGGCTGTGGTTGTAAGTTCTTTTTCCATGTGTACCTCCTGATTCTTTGTATAGAAAAACGGCAGTAGGAACGCTCCTGACCGCCGCTTCGTACCTGTTGAAAAAATCAACCGATTATGCTACAATATGGTTGTGTGTGGTGGAGACCTGCATTTTCCGGCTTGATGTTCCTGCATCAAGCGCCAACGGAATGTGTGGGTCTCTATCCATTTGTAGCGCGCTGGCCGTTCTGGTCAGCGCTTTTTTCGTGTGCGGCGAGTATATCCCACACCGAGAGCTGCCCTACAATCTGGCGCTCAGCGGTGATTTTAGGCTGTGTGACAGTCCTGATTCTGCGGGGCTTTGCGGGTGCTCGGAGCCGTTTTCCGAACTCCTTGACGTAACACTTCGCGCCGTACCCCACTTCGATTGCCGCCGGATCTGTAATGACCCTGTGACACCGAGCGCACCTTGTCATTCTTCTTCTTTCCTCCCAAAAGCGCCTGCATCTGCAGTTCGTGCATCAGGCGGGATGCAATAATGATTGCACCAACAATGAGAATCCACTCCCCGCCAATTGCCCAGTAGCCGCGCCAGCGATATGTACTGGGCAGCTGCCACAAGGCCATAAGCCCACCGGAAATTACGCCGGCCAGCGTGTCCAGCAGTCCAACAACGACCCAGCCCATCACGGTCAAATGCCTTTCTTTGCGTTTCACTTCAGGTTTGCCCCCTTCATGTAGGTTTCGATCAGTGCCCACTTGCGAACATCCATCGGCTGGTGAACAGCATCTTCCAGTGCTTCTTCGGTTCCGCAGCGGTCACAAATCGTGATGCCCGGAACTTGACGGGAAAGAGCATTGCTGTGCAAGCGCATCTTCATGGTCTGCTTTCCGCATCGAGGGCACGGAAGTACCTGCGCCATTTCGGCGGCAGCATCCTGAACATCCCGATACGTTGCAAAAACTTCGTCCAGCAGCTTCTTCTCGGTGTGCATCTGAATCATTTGCGCCATCTTATGAAACATCCCTTTCTCCTTCCAGCAGCCTTACCATTGCGTTCCACACCTTGTCCGTGTAGGCCGTGCTATACGTGCCAGCAGACCAAGCCTTTTTGGCTCCGGTTGCGCCAAGGTTATAGGCCATCAGAGCGCAATTCACATTGCCCTCGTACTCGCTGAGATACATACCCAGCATATAGCACCCGGCCTGAATGTTCTGGCGGGCATCCAGCAGATCCGTTATGCCAAGTTCATCTTTGAGCCACCCGGCGTTGATGCTGTTTATCTGCATCAAGCCATAATCCCCGGTAGAGCTGCGCGCCGCCGGGGTAAAGCCGCTCTCGACCTGCATGACGGCATAAGCCAGTTCCAAGGGCACATCGTAGAGGTCGCACATTTCCTCCGTGTAGGACTGTAGTTCCGCATCCAGCGGCACCTGATATGTAACCGGCTCATACGGAACCGGGTCCTGACGAACGCATTCAACCTGCTCGATCTCGGCCACCACCGGTACCGTAACCAGCGTTTCAACCGGCGGCTTCTGCTGGAAAGCGAACGCCGCGGCGATGTTTCCGACCACCAGAAGCTGCGCCGCTGCCGCCGCTGCCAGCGGCACGAGCGTTTGTGCTTTCATCCTCCTGCACCTCCCCCAGACCAAAGCGTTCCATCGCATACCGCCGGGGCACCCGGCCGGGAAACGTGAGGTTTCCCCTTGCTTCCAGCTCCCGATTCATCTGCTGGATGTACTTATATGCCCGGGACTTGCCACAGCCAACCAGTTCCGCAACCTCTGCACAACCGATGAAATACGACTCTTTGCTCATGACTGCCGTCCTCCTTTCGAAAAACGCATATTGTTCATTGCCACATTCAGGTCGTTGGCCAAGCACATGATTTCGTCCCATTCGGCTTGCTCGCTCTCAGCGATCTGGCCATCTGCGGCGATTTCTACCATTGCCTCCCGCTTTGCACAGAAGCGCTGAACCGCCGCCAGAACGCCCAGCACGGCTTCCGGCAGGTCTTTCAACTGGATCTCAGGCACGACCCGTTTGCCGAGATCTGATGTCAACCGCAGATGCTGCACGGCCAGATATGGGGCTTGATACACGTCACACATGGCGCTCGCTACATCGCTGGGCACTGGACGCTGGCTCTGCTCATAGTCCCGCAGGCTGTCAACCGACACGTTCAAAAGCTGCGATGCTTTTTCCTGCGTAAAACCAGCAGATTTCCGCGCATTTTTGTAAATATTCTGGCTTTCAATCGCCATTTTTTCACGCCGTCCTTTCTGGTATACTTGAGATGTAGGTTAGCTCCGGTACGCCACCCCGCTGATGTTCAGGCACTTTTCGATTGCGCCCTGGACGTTCTCGGACGGCACCAGCACACCATTGACGACTTGGCTGATATGCGAGCGAGAAAAGCCCGTTTCCTTTGCCAGTTCCGTAACGGTCATATCGTCATGGTCGATCATGGCCTTCTTGACAGCCACGCACCAATCCGGCATCGTAGTCTTTTTCATGCTTTTTCTCCTTCCTAACAAAGATTTATCTAACAAGTGTATTGAACACTTGTTAGATTTCTGATAAAATGAAAGAGCCAGTACCCACCATTCAACGCGTTCCCCTGTCGTTAAGCGAAGCTGTCATGGGAGCGGCGCTATAACTGCACAGCATCCAACTTGCGGCTGTTGTCCGCTATGCTTTGCAGCGGCGCTTGTCTTTAGGAGGTCAACGTTCATGGTTCGTATTGCGTGGTACGAATGAACCCCTTTGCTGAGAGGTTCTGGGGGAACGCGCTGAATGGTAAGCGCTGTACCCTTTCACTTAACATTTGTTCTGTACAAGTGTATTATAACGTCCCTTTAGGGATGTTTCAAGAGAAAACATAGCTTTAGGGATGTTTTTGTGAGGATACACAAAATGCAAACCGAAAATTTGTATGATTCTATTGCCCTTGCGGAAAACATCAAAATTCAGGCCAAGGCGCGCAAGATTCAGCTGAAGGATATGTTTGACGAGCTGGAACTTGGGCGCAATACGCTCTCCAATCTTCGACTTGGTAAAAAGATTTCCGCCGACAGTCTGGCGCGCATCGCCGACTACTTGGACTGCTCCATGGACTTCCTTATGGGACGCACCGTTGACCCCGCTGTGCAGCGTATGGAGTTAACAGATGAAGAACGCCAAAAGGTTACGGATTTCCTGCAGTTCATTCTGAGCCAGCGGAAATAATGCTCAGAGCCGCTCCGATGGCTCTATTTTGCGTTTTCTATTCTTCCGCAGGGAATTTGCCGTCCGATAGGATATGCGGCTCAAATCGCTTCTTTGTGGACATTTGTTCGATTTGGTGAAATCAGTCATCAATGACGAAGTGCGCACCCTCGGTGATAAGCACCGTACCGCGATGCTCGTCATTGACGATGGTTGTCCGTTTGCCGATGTACTCAGCTGGCAGTTCGCCCCGCTTCACTCGTTCAAGGTTGTACGGAGATGCTTCCCAACGTCCCTTGTAGGACTCTGGGATCTTGCGCCACTCCGCTTTTGTGTAGTGGCGTAAGATCTGCCCCCATTCTTCCCCGTCCAGCTTCTTCCAGCCGTAGGGGTCGCAGTACCACCACTCGTCGCCCAGATGCACCACATCGGACACGCTCAGGCTGTGCCCGGTGAACTCCTTGGGGCGATGCACGTTGAACGTCGTATAGATGCTGTCCAGCGCCCGCTGGATGTCCGTGCCGGCTTTCGCCTCGCCGATGTAGATCCGTTGGTAGTTCTCCCGATGGATGCCGCCCAGCGCTGCGGCCTGATCGGATGCCATGAACCGCAGTTTTACCTGCTCCATGGTGTCCTCTTTCAGCTGGTAGATCTCATACTTCATGTGAATCTTCCTTTCCTTGGTTTGCGGTGTTGGTTCCCGCGACCATCTTCGTGATGCCACGAAAATGGTTTCGGCCGATACCAGCGGCCATCATCAGGCGGGTTATTCTTTCCAGTTGCGGCCTGCACCAATCGATGCATTCCGGATGGAGAGGATTTTGTTCTTTCCTGTGCGAGTGCTGCGGAACTCCTGCATCGCTTCCCGAAAGGCATCGTCTTCAGCCAGTTTCCACGACTCAAAGTGGTAATACCGAATCTCGCCATCCTCGGCCTGATATTTAATTTCAATGTTCACGGCTCAAGCCTCCTTGATCTCCACGCACTTAATGCTGTTGCGAAGGTACTTTCGCCCCCGGAGTGCTTCACAAGCGGCGCACAGTTCATCGACCTTGCACCGCAAGAGGATGTCCTCAATCTCGCTGCTCCCTTGCCGATTATCGTATGCAGCCTTAACGACCGCTGCTCGGTCATCATCCAGCAGGATGGTCATGCTGGCTTCGCCTTCCTCGCCCTTCGCGCGGCTGTCGTAGGTGAAAATGACGTTCTTCATGGTTCAGTCCTCCCTCTTTAGTGTACCTTAATCAGCGTCCCGCTGTTCAGGATGTTCGGGTTGTATCGGCTTCCATTCTGTTCCACCGGGGGCTAGATATTCTGCCGTGTGATCGTTGACCGCCGAAACAAAGTCTTTTTGACAAGGCCAACGTGTTTCAAGGGCATTGATATTCATGTGGATATAACCATCAGTATGGCGCTTTTCTTCCAGCTGGCTAGCCGTCATGCGATAAATCGGGAAGCACTCGATATCGGTCTTTTTCATGGTAGAACCTCCTTGCCTTCGGCTTTCTGCTCGAGATCGAGCAGCTCGTTGTAAATCCTTTCGGCCTCATCGCTAGTCAGGTTGAACTGCTCGATCAGGTCAGGAAGGGCATCTGCCCGCCAGCCCCCTTCATAGAGAGAAGCTGCTGTGTACTGGGTGCCGTACTCCTCCTGTCCGCCGCAGCGGAGACCATCGCGCCAGTTCTCGTAATCGGTCTCTGTCATGCTCAGCATCATCGTTTAGCCCTCCTCAACGACCCATCCGGCACAATAGCCGGGATCGCGAAGCCTTGCCTTTGCAAGTGCTTCATCGAACGTCCGGGCACGAACCCGGACAGGCGGCAGGTCGCCGCCCACGATTTCCCATGTAGCCATGGGTGCTACAAATCTCTCCATGTTGTGTTTCCTTTCCATCTAACAGGTGAATGAATCACTTGTTAGATATATTATAATCTCACAAAAGTGAGATAGCAATACAATATTCTCATTTTTGTGAGATTCATGCTTTTGCACAAAAAGGTGGTGTTCTATTTGTTGTTTTGGGAACGTTTTTATCGGATGTGCGAAATCCGCGGAACAAAGCCAAATCCGCTTGCCAAAGAGCTTGGCATCTCATCTGGAGCTGTCACGCGCTGGAAGAATGCAGAAGATCCTCCGTCCGGAAAAACACTCATGCTGCTTGCGGACAAACTGGACTGTTCCGTTGACTACCTGCTTGGCCGCACCGATGATCCTGTTCTTCACCAGTTGGATTCGTCATCGTCGTCTGTATAGCGTGCTTGGTGATTTTAACTTGCCTGTAACTTGCCGCGCCTATATAACGCGCGCACGCGCTTGATGATGACGATAGTCATCATACATAATCATTAACATTAACATTTACATTAACAGCTTGTTTTGTTTGTTTTGCTTATCAAAATAAGCATTTGGTTGTTTTGCTTGTTTTTGTTTGTTGGATTTCAGTTTTTGCCAAGGGATTTTGCTTTTTACGCCATCAGAACCAAAAAGCGGGGCTTACGCCCCGCCGGAAACCACCTTGGAGATAATGAGCCGCCCCGCGAAGTGTCCAAACTTCTCCGGTGTATGGAACATCTTCTCGAAGTAAGCCTCATCCTCTTCCCGCAGATCCGTGAAGTCCTCTGCCGAGAGCCCAACTACCAAGAACGTGCCGGCAATGATGTCGTAGGGCTTACCGTTCTTGTACAACGCCCGGTTCAGTTCAAGTCCGCAGCACTTGCCCTCCTCATTGCAGATCAGGCCGACCGGGCGGCGTTCATCCGGGTAAATCACCTCAATATAGCCGCCTACGAGGCTCTGCAGGCTTGCAAGTTCGTTGGCAACGTTAATGCGTTCCGGGGCTTTGCCCGGCTCAATTTTCAGTGCTTTCATGGCTTAATTCTCCTTTCTTGCTTTCAGCGGTTCGCCATTCCATGCCACACAGTACGGGTGTGCATCCAGATCAGCGCCGTGCATCCAGCCGCCCTGCACAGCCATTGCGGCTTCCATCCGGTACGATTCCCGGGTGCGGCTCCGCTTGACGTTCTTGTACAGAGCCCCGCCGTGGGACTTCTGGAACGCTTTGGCTTCATCCTCGGTCTTAAAAAACTTGTTGCAATACATAGTCAATCCTCCTGTGTTTCAAAGGTGTTGGTTTCGGTCATGCTATTGTGGTTCAGTCCTCCTTTCTGTTCAGCTGGTACCCAGTGCCGCGATAGCTGATGATGTACCGGTGATCCGGCGTGCGGAACACCTCAATGCGCTTCTTGTCCACGTTCTTGATGCCCAGTTTCCGGCGAATGAACGGAACGGCAATCTTGATGGTTTGGGCGTTGGTCATGTCCTTATTCTGGCGGCTCGGGCACTGTGCATAGCGGCGCATCCGTACCTTGCTAACGGCTTCCGCATCCGCTTCTGTGCCATAGAACTTGTTGGAATCTCCATATCCATTCACTTCGTAGAAGCGTTGGCTGCTGACCGGCTCCAGACGGTTATTCCAAATCGTGTTGACGCAGTAAGCCACATCCCGACGTACATTCTCTTTCTCGGCCACACGGCCAACAAACAGTTCCGTTCCCTGCTTATCCCAGCCATCGGAAAAGGTTCGAAGCAGAACTCGAATTATCTCCGTGCCGTTGGTCAGATCAACCTTGGCAGTTTCACCTTGGCTCCCACTCATGCTCGCTGCGTTGAAGTGATATCCACGCGCCAAGTACTTGCTTACCTCAGCGGTGAACATTTTGTTGATGTCTGCATACGTCATAATCGAATCCTCCTTATCGAACAATTGTACAACCGGCGTATTTAAAGTTCTTTGCCGCCACTGCAACTTCAGACAGATGCTTTGCGAACTCTGCTACTCTCTCCGGGGTTGCTTCCGGGCAGCTGGCCGAAATGCTAATCTGCACCTTTTCGCCTGAAACCAAGCCAACTTCGATGCACTCATCCAGCGTGTCAATCTGCTTTGTGAAATCATGCATCGCCCGGCTCAATTCGCTGTATTTTACTGTTCTCATTGTCCTGTCCTCCATTGGCTCTTGCAATCTAACAAATGTTTGATTGTGATTATATAATAGTCCAACACTTGTTAGAGGACAAGACCGCAAAGCAAACATTTGTTAGATTTCAGCACCGTGCACAAGATTCTTAGAAGAAAGCTGGTAAAACGTATGACGGTTACAGTACAACGCATCGTCGATCTGACCGAACACTATGGCACATCAGGCGCTTTTATAGCGCGCCTATGTGGAAAGAGCCGTTCTCTAATTGCAGGTTGGAAAGACGGCAAAGCCGCCCCTACCGACTCGGACCTAGCAGCCATTGCAGACCTTTATGGGGTATCTGTCGCCTATCTTCGCGGAGAGGTAGACGTACCGGAGTCAAGTGTTAAGAACGCCTTGCAGCAGCAGCTTTTAGACAGCGTTCAGAGCCTGACGGATGACGAAATGCTAAAGGTCATAGAGTACGTTCGGTTTTTAAAATTTCTGGATGAAGAACAAAAGGCAGGTCCCCAGTAAAGAGGCCTGCCCGTGCTGAAGGGTGCGTTACTGTTCCTTCAATTGCCCGATGTACTCAAGCACTTGCCGGACCTGTTCAGGGGTTAAGTCTTTGATTTCATCCCGCAAAACTTCGTCCAGCACTTCTTCGTGCTTTGGGTGTTCATTCGATGCTGCCATGTGCTATCACTCCTTCCCGGCTTACAGATAGGCCATTGAAAGAGTATGACATCTGCGCTTTGTATTTCTAGCTTTTGGAATCATATACCAAAATTTGTGAAAAAATAACAGGAAAGGTTATGGTGTTATGGGTTTCAGGTACAGAAAAAGCATTCGGTTAGGCGGTGGATTCCGCATCAATATTTCCGGCAGCGGCATTGGCTATTCATGGGGTGTACCCGGGTATAGAATCACCAAAACGGCCAGCGGGAAAATCCGGCAGACAGCTTCTATACCCGGAACAGGATTAAGCTATTCAACCGAGGAATCTATTCATAAACAATCGCAAAAAAGTGCGTCCAAAGAAGAGCCATACACAGATACGGAAGTCATTCAATCTACCGATCGCGCAGACTATAAAGATTCCGACTTTAAAACGCTTATGAAACGAATCCACCGGGTTCGCTTTCTCAATAAAGCATCATTTATCGTTGGAGCTATCAGCCTGCTCGCTTTCATCGTTCTTCATACACCGCAGCGGCTTTTCCTGACCATTTTATCATTCATCGTATTTCTCTATGCCCACTATATTGCTCCTGTAAATTTGGAATACGACTTCACCGATGAACAGTTTGATGCCTACGAAGAATGGTATAAAGCCTGGCGTAAATTATTTGCCTGTGATGCCGTTTTCTATGTACCCGAAACCCACACCAACAGCAGCACAAAAAAGAATGGCGGTGCTGAGAAAACCGTATCCGAAGAAAAGGCTCTCGGAATGCCTGCACTCCCCTATTTTCTCAGAACAAATGTGCCCGTCTTTTCGGCTGCTCTGAATAAGAAGGAGTCCATTTATATTTTCCCGGATAAGGTGTTCTATCTCCACAATAGCAAAATCAGCGCATACGACCTTCCGGAGGTCTCTTTCAATGTCGATTCTGTCAACTGTGTCACGGATCAGGAGCATCTACCAGCGGATAGCAAGGTGGTCAAAGAAACTTGGCTCCGGGTCAATGCCGATGGTTCCCCCGACCGACGCTATAAGAACAACAAGAAATGCCTTGTCTGCGAATACGGCAGGCTGCGCATCCGCTCTGACAGCGGGCTAAATATTTATTTCTTGCTCAGCAATTCTGACAGCGTAGACCAGTTCAAAGCAATTCTTTCGCAATAAAAAACACCCCGGCCATTATAAAAATGGTCGGGGATTTATAAACTCTTCAGGAGGTATATTCGATGCCCTGCTATAAAGACGAAAAAACAGGAACTTGGTATTGCCAGTTTCGATATACTGATTTTACCGGAGCTCAGAAGCAGAAACGCAAACGCGGTTTCAAAACCCGCCGCGAGGCCCAGGAGTGGGAACGGGAATTTCATCTGCAGAAAGCCAAAAGCTGTGATATGACGCTTGCCAGCTTTGTGGAGTTATACTTCAATGACCGGGAGCATCATGTCCGCGACACCACAATGGACACTAAGCGAAATATTTTTGACACCAAAATTGTTCCACTTCTCGGAAACCGAAAAATGAACGAGATCACAGCTCTGGATATTCGAGATTGGCAACAGCGAGTCAAAGAGATGGGAGAAGCCACTGGCCTCCCCTATGCCGAAACATATCTCTACACTATTCACGCACAGTTGACCGCCCTCTTCAACTACGCCCAGACATTCTACGGCCTTCGATTCAACCCGTGCGATGCGGCCGGCTATATGGGTTCCTCCGTTGCCGGGGAAATGCTTATCATAACGAAAGACCAGTATGAAATTTTGCGGAAGGAATTCCGCAATGAAGCCTATCTCCTGGCATTTGACATTCTGTTTTGGACGGGATGCCGCGAAGGTGAAATGCTGGCATTGTTGCCGAAAGACCTGACCGATGATGACCAGCTGCGAATCTATAAAACCTACCATCGGAAAAAGGGTCAAGATATTCTCGGCCCCACCAAGAACAGCAAAAAGGGTGGCAACAGGAATGTTCCTATCCCCCATTGGCTGGCAGAAGAATTCCGTACCTACTGTTCTAAGCTATACGGCCTGACCCCAGATGATCGGGTATTTTACATGACCTGTACATCCCTTAACAAAGAACTGACCCGCTGCACCCAGCTAACCTATCTGCCGGACATTCGCGTCCATGATCTTAGACACCCGTATGTCAAGCCCACGACAAAAAATTTATAACTTTTTTTGCAGTTTTTCGGGCAGCTTCATAGCTGCCCA